ATTGATGCGACATTGGGAGGGGAGGTAGGAGCCGACCGATGATCTACGGTGAAGCCAATAGCGTCTACGTCGTCATTGTCGGGATCGCATTCGGGCTGATCATAATCGCATGGGCGGCGATTGATATCAGGCGGCATAGGAAAGAGCGTGAGCAATATATAAATGAACACCTTAAATCCTGTAATCAATATACTAATGTAAATATCTCACCTCCCCCTCATTTCCAGTGTAAGTGTTTCTGTGACCCGAAATTAGCGGCCGACCAAATGGGCGAAATGTGGGCGAGGCCGAAGAACGATTCACCAGCAACCGACGGGGGAGCGTTATGACTGATTGAGTCTCATAGACAATATTACTAATCGCCTGTTTGCGGACCGCATCGCCTCGATTGTTGACCAGAGATTTGCCGAAGCCTTCAATATTGAGGTCAAGAGCAACCCCGCCAACTCAGCGATTACTAATTTCCTTTCGGGCTTTCCCGCCCCGCAGCGAAACATCCCCTCTTTAGATTCAGACCTTTACCGGGTTGCTACCTGGGTTTATACCGGTGTATCCAGGGTCGCCGATTCTCTGATTGAGGTTCCTTTGGAACCGCGGCTATATGACAAGGGTGGTGAGTACGAGACCATCACCGAGGGTGAGATATTCAAGGTCTTCGATCCCCCGAATCCCGATATGGCATGGGAAGAGTTTATTGCCAAGTCCGCCTGCGATATGCTGCTGTGCGGTGGGGCGAAATGGACCATCATCCCCGGACCGAAAGACCCATGGGAAGTCTATCATATGCTGGCAAGGTATATGTTCCCTGTTGTCGGCCGGGGCAACGACATCCTTTCTCATTATGAATATAAAGAGGGCGGCAAGACGATTAGGTACGAGCGAGAAGAAGTAATCGATATCCGCATGCCCAATCCCAATGATCATTTTTACGGGCAATCGGCTATCCAGCCGACCCGGGGCGCCATCCAGCTATATGAGGCGGTCCAATCTCTGTTCTCCGACTTCTTTAAGAATGTTCCGTTTTTCGGTATGGCGTTTCTAACAGAGGGACCGGTCGGCCCTGACTCAAATAAAAAATTCAAGGATGATCTTAAAAATAAATATTCGAAGGGTGAGGATGGCAATGGTGGCGGTCGCTTCGATCCATTAGTATTGAATAAAGTCACGCCGGTGTCACTTTCTCAAGGTCTCAATACCATCCAATACGATGTCGTCACCGAGCGATCAATTATGGCCATCCTCGCAGCTATCGGTACACCACCAGCCCTCGTTGGACTCCTGAAGCATGCCAACTATTCCAATATGGACGCCCAGATGAAAATCTTCTGGAGGAATCGCCTCAAGCCTATGATGAAATATATCGAGGCCGCGATCAATCTCCGGATGTCGGTTCTTTTCAATAACCCGATGCTCAGGTGGGAATTCAATACTAACTCGGTTGACGCCCTGCAGGATGACAAGGGCGAGGTGGCAACGAGGGCAACTACGATATTTACAGGCGGGATATCTCGCCTTGATGAAGCCCGAAAATCTGTCGGTTTGCCGCCAGAAGAAGACCCTGAACTCGGCGCTATGTATAATTGGCAGCTACCGAGGCCGGCCGGAATATTCGATTCATTCGGTTCAGATCCAAACCAATCTGAAGAGCAATACCCTGACCCAGAAGACGAAACTGTAGAGGGGTCGTCAACTAACCAGGCCCGCCCGCCCGGTACTGATTTGCGAACTCCCGTCAGAGCCGCAGATTATGGCGACCTCTCTCTTATAAATAACCCGCATTACCTGAAGTCGGCGGCAGTCATCAGGCGGAAGACGCCAACCTTTGCCAAGTTGATGAAAGGCTTTTTTATCGGCCAGCTTGATCGGGTGATCGAGAAATACAATGCCCTCACCAATGATGGCAAACTTCTTACTCCCCTGCATCGGTTCACAAAAGACATACCTGATAATGCCGAGGACTTGTTCAACCGGGCACTTGAGGCCGAACTTCTTCGGCAATATACCGATCCATATATCCGGGAGTTGGTCAGGCAGGAGGTCAAGCGGGCGGTGGCCAGCCTGGGTATTGAAGAGTCGTTTAATGTCACCAATCCCCGGGTGGTTAAATTCATCGAAAACGGCATCAATAAGATGGCGACCGATGTCACCGCATCGACGTGGAAAAAGGTTCAGGGTGTCTTGACCGAGGGCTACGGCTCTGGATCAACATCGGTGGAAATCAGAGACAGCCTTACAGAGCTATTTGAGAGCTGGTATAAACCGGCCAAGGGCCAGGTGGGCGTCGCCGATCGCTGTATGCGGATATCCCGGACCGAGATGGGTAAGTTTGTCCATGGCGGGCAATTCCAGGCATATCAGGAAGCTGTATCAGGTTATGGACTTAACCTGCAGAAGATATGGATTCACTCGCATAAGGCAGACGGACGGCCAGAGCATGCAATCCTTGACGGAATGGTGATTCCATTCAATGATAAATTTAACGTGGCCGGCTTTATGGCAGACTACCCGAATGACCCGAACCTGCCGGCCGATCAGGTAGTCAATTGTGGGTGTGATTACATAGTACAGGAGATCGAATAATGATGAAAACGATAACCGTAAACCTACACCGGGCGGAGAGGGGAGCTTATGGAGGATGCTATTTGACCTAATTCGGAAACACAACTCCCTGCCCGAAGATGTCATGAACCGCATCGGCGGACAATTCCAATTCGCCGCTGAGATGGATAAGGCCATTCTGAGCAAGGCATGGGAGGACGAAAACGGCCGCTTTATAGAAGGTTATGCCTCGACGAAAGTAATGGATTCCTATGACGATATTGTCGAGCCGACGGCATTTGAGTCAACCAGGGAAGAGTTTTTCAAGTACGGTGGGCCGTTGCTTTACGGCCACGGATCATACGATGGTCTGGCCGCTATCCCGGTGGGTAAGGTCTTACCCGATCACTTCACTATCGACAATATGGGGCTTCGTATTCGAGCGCAGATCGCCGAGACGTCACAAGGTAATGATGTCTGGCAGTTGATACAACTCGGTGTTCTCAAATCATTCTCAATCGGATTTATGATTAAGAAATACGAGATGGATCAGGAGACGGATATCCGGACCATCACCGATCTACGGCTCTACGAAATATCAGTTGTCACCATCCCGGCCAATCCCGAGACACTTTTCAGTGTAGTATCGGAAAAGGGGTTTGATCCGGAGTCAGTTGAATTCAAATCACTAATCAATAAAGAAGGCGACGAGAGGGGCGGTCCTCAAGCCAGTACTAACATTCGAAAGGAGAAAAGGTCAATGGGTACTGTAGAAAATACCGAATTGACGCGACTGGCGACCGAGGTTGCCGATCACAAATCCGCTCTGGATAATGTGAGTGGCCTGCCCGAGCGCGTCACTGAACTGCAACAGAAAATGACCGAGGGCATCAATGCCATCGGTGAGAAGATGAACCAGGAGGTCCAGGGTCTGGCGACCAAGGCCGAGGTCCAAGCCTTTACCGAAAAGGTCTCAACCGATCTCCAATCCACGGCCACCGAGCTTCAGAAGGGGCTTACTCAGCTTCAAAACGCCGTCGATGTTCAGCGGCGCAAGGCGGTTATCGGCGGAGGTATGCGGGAGTACCGCAAGCTACTGCCGGGCAACCGCGACCGAGAAGACCTGGATATCCTGCTTCACACGCCGGTCGATTACAACAAATCGGTCGACGGCGAACTCCTGAAGGCCATCCATGACCTGCACGATGCCAAGGTCTTTATGGACAAGTTCGGAAAGCACCGAAGCGAATTCAGTTCCGGCGCCAGCGTTATGAAGGAACGCGAGAAGATATCGGAATCGCTGAATGACCTGATCAAGCTCTACGATCCGAGTATCGATACCAAGGCATTCTCGACCGGCACGTCAAGCTATGGTTCCGATTGGGCTGTGGCTGTGCCGTCGCCGGAGATGTTCGATCTCTATGATCTGGAAATGGTTATCGAGCGCGAATTCCGGCACTTCAATCTGACCGGCAAGACGAACACCTATCCGCTGAAGACCGCCCGAGGCCACGCCTATACCGCCTCGACCGCGGCCTCGAATAACCCGGATCGGTACACCAAGACCAATATCACGACCTCAAGTATCACCTTCACGCCCAAGAAAATGTGCTACGCCATTGTCGCGGACGAGGAAGGTATTGAGGGCGACAGCATCGTGCAGGTGGTCCCGGTTCTTCGTGAGGACATGGCTTACGGTCTCGCCAACGGCATGGATGACGCCCTGCTCAACGGTGACAATTCAGCGACTCATATGGACACCGGACTGACTTCGGATACGACATACACCCGCGACGCCTTTAAGGGATTAAGGAAACTCGCTGTCGACGACTCCAAGACCTTTACTTGCGCCTCGACTACAACCGGCGTCGGTGATGCCACTACGGCATTTGCGGCTCTGGATGTCAGGTATCTCCGCGAACTGTGCGGCAAGCATGGCGTCAAGCCGAGCACCTTCCGGTACGCCGTGCCGATCAATGTCTTTTTCAAGATTCTCGGTATGGCTCAGTTTAACCAGCCCGGCACTTATGGCGCTGGCGCATCCTGGCTGACCGGTTATCTGAACAACGTCGACGGCTGCCCTCTGCTGATCTGCGAGAATATGCGCTCCGACCTGACCACTCTGGGTATCTATGACGGCTCGACCACTACCGACACCGGTCTTCTCGGCTTCGATAACCGCGGCTTCGTCATCGGTGACCGTCGGGAGCTTACCATCGAATTCGAGAAGGATATCTGGACCGGTCAATGGGGCTTTGTCGGCTCCATCCGTAAGGATTTCCAGAAGGTCGTACCGTCGACTGAGTACCCGGTTGCTTACGGGTATGCGATCACGACCTAACCTGAAATGATCGAAATGAATTGATCGAAAGGAGATATAAATGGCTACTTACAACGGCATGACTAAGGGAAAGGGAACTTTCCATTTAGGAGTGTTTATCTGTACCGGGGCATCGGCCAGCTCGGCTATAACCTGCACCGGAATCACGAACGCCAGCACTATTATCGCGGCCTTCCATATTTCTACGGCGGCCTCGATTGCGACCATGACCCAGATTGATCTTGATGCGGTTACCCATACGACCGCCGGTCAGATTTTGTATACGACCGACACCACCAGCGATCAGGTACTGGTATTCTGGACCGACGACGTATAACCGACAACCGGGGGTGGCTTTACGGCCGCCCCTTCTGAAAGGAGATAATATGTATCGAAAACTTGCATGTCTTGTTTTGATGCTGCTCCTCGTGTCGGTTGTGGTTGCACAGGATATGAGGACTTATGAACGGGTGACAAAGGCCACAGGAACTTTCTACGATACCATTGCGACCGCTGCGAGTCAAACGGCCCTTGGGGTATCGCCGAAGATAAGAATATTTGAGGCCGCCTCGCTTCGTGGATATGACGCCTGTATATGGTCATTCATCGTCAATAAGCTGGACACGGTAACCAATTCCTGGGCTTACGTGGACAGTTTGAATAAACAGGATACGGTAATTGTCAGGGTCATGGCGGGACAGAATGGCTTTTATCAGCAGATTGGGACACACACAACCACCGGTGCGAATCAGCTTCCGGACACCTTTAATATTGAGTATGGTTTCCCGGCTGATTCGATTGCCGCGATGCTGTTCGATTCCATGTGGTTCGACGTTCATGTTTATGACAGCGTTATAACCACCGCCTGCAGTGCCCTGGTTGACATCGACTACCAGTACAAACTAATCGAATTTTTCAATGAGGGAGATAAGTGATGCCCAAGCCCGTAATAATCAAATTTGAAAAGGCTGCCGGCGCCGTCAATACCTATGCCGTCAATGCCCTGAACGCCGACTATAGCCCGGCCGGTAAGAAGGTGATGGTTCCCGGCGATGAGGCCGCGGTCTCTCATTTTCAAGCCCATTCCCTGACATCGGGAATGCCGGAGTGCTTCTCGACCAGGGGGGATATCGACCCGGAGATTGTGGCGGCGGAAGAGGCTGTGGACAAGAAGATCGTCCTCGATAACCAAGCCGAAGCGATTGCGAAGAGCTCCAACATTCTGGACCAGGTCAATGCCCTGAAGGAAAAGGTCGGAGGGCTTGAGGCCCGTATTGCAGCTATCGAGAAGGTACCGGTAGCCGAGGCTAAGGAATCGCCCACCGGCCAGGCAGACAAGACGCCGATAAATAAGAAGCCGACGAAATAAACGGCTTCTAAGACCCCTAAACCGGAGGGTAGGGGCGGAAAATCCCGCCCCTTACAAAATTATGATACTCAAATTTCATGCTGCTGGAAGGATTTTATCGATGAAGGTTAAGGGTACGGACGGCCGGTATCACGAAATATACGACGGCGATGTCCTCAACGTGGCCGACGACTGCGCCCGGGACCGGATGAATCGATATGCCGCCTGCTTCGAGATCGTCGATAAGGCGGTCACGAAGTGCCCGGACAATAGGATGGTCAACCCGATATTGGAGAATAGATAATGCCTGTCGCTATACAAAGCCATGCCCTGATCACGCTGGCCGAATATGTGGCGATTGCTTTCGATGAGAATGCCGACGCAGACCGGACGACAACGATTATCAACTATATATCCAAGTCGATCGCCCAATATTGTAATCGTGATTTGATATCAACTGAGCATACCGAATATAAGGACGGTCACAACGAAGAGTTCCTCCACCTCGATAACTGGCCGATCCTTGACAGCGACGACAGCGTTTCCGATCCAGTCGTGACTATCGACGCCAATTATGACGGCACATTCGAAACAAGCTCTTCTCTCGGGTTGACGGTTCAATGGGAATCGACTAAGACTGAGGGATCTCTGTATCTGCAATATCGGTCACATTGGCCGAGGGGGAAGCGCAATATCAAGGTCGTTTACACGGCTGGATATGCCAATACCGCGGCGGTTCCGGAGAACCTCAAGAATGCCTGTGC